TTATCTCGCCGTCCTACTTTGCATCCCCTTGTTTACCCGTCTTGCTCGCGATTGTTACCTAGTAACCTGTTACACGATGCCGCCTAGAACACCAAGGTTCGTTTGCTTTGTAGTTCAGCGCCTTATTCCAGAGCGCCTTACCGAATGACTTGTTTATGATCGTCTAGCGTTTTCGGGGGCTACTGCCGCCCTTTACTAGGGTTTGTAGGGCGTTACCTACTTGGTAAGTCAGAGACTGCTGTCGTCTGCCTTGGTATCTATTATGCATAACTTTTCGTTGTTTCGACACCACAACCCTACTTTTTTTATTGGTAGTTTCCCTAATCGTTGCTTTTTTGTAGTGCTCTGGGTAGCGCTGTCACAATGCCCCTAGAACGCACCAGAACGCTCACCACGCCGTTTTAACCCCTTGCCCTACCCTACCCCTTAGAAAAAGTTATCCCGCGTTTCAGTGGTTATCTCATAATGTGAAATGTTTATGCACATGGCTGTGGATAACTTTGTAGTCTGTATCGTGTCGTGTAGGTGACAGATTGTCAGGCTGGAATATGCTATGTAGGCACCCACACAGCCCCTCACTCTTATGTCTTATACAAGACTAGTCATCTATCTTATGTCTTATAGAAGACCTGTCTTATGTCTTATATAAGAGTTGTCTTAGGTCTTATACAAGACTACTCTTATGTCTTATACAAGACTCGATCATGACGATTCAGTTCCAACTCCGCTGAGGGGGCGGGGGAGGGCTTTATCAACTTCGTTTCTTTATAGCACCCTCCCAGATACAAAAAAGAGGTAAATTAGAAATAAATAGGGGACATATCCTATATAGCTAACAAGCCTTAACTGCTTAATTTTTAAGCACTTTTGTCATTGGAGGATAACTGGTGAGAGCTAACCAGAAAAGGAAACCAAAGAAGCAGTCGATGTCGAAGTACTTCCCTATATAGCAGCAAAGCCTCCCATAGTAAGAAGGTTAAGGAGTCAATCGCGACTGAACAGCTAAAGAGAAAAAAAACTGCAAAAAAGACTTGACAAAATTGAAAAAGTATGCTATAATATGCACTATATAGAGTATGACGGGATGGGAACTAAGAATAGGTTAACCTACTCCCTCATGGTTCATAGCTATATAAACTAAATAACACTAAACAGTATTTAGATATATAGTCTCGTTAGACTACATAGAGGAACCAGTAATGGACAATCCAGCCCCAAAGAAAAAAGGTAGACCTACAAAGTCTGCACTCGCAGAAGCAAAGAAACGTCCAGTAGGTAGACCCAAAGGAGATGCATCAGCAATTGAGGAGTTTAAGGCTCGGTTGATGGCATCGCCCAAAAGTCGCAAGGTGTTAGACTCAATCTTAGACGCAGCCCTTGACGATGAGCATAAGAATCAGGCAGCAGCATGGAAGCTGTTGGTTGACCGTATGTTACCCATGTCCTACTTCGAGAAAGACAAAGCAGGTGGTAGTAGACCATCAGTCAACATTGTTATCAGTGGCGTTGGCGAGACGGTTTCAATTGATAACGAAATTATAGATGTGGAGGACGTAGATGATCGGTCTTGATTCAATTTTAAATATCGGCGGTAAGTTAATTGACAAACTTATCCCTGACCCAGAGGCAGCAGCCAAAGCGCAATTAGAGTTAGCTAAGATGGCGCAAGAAGGCGAGTTAACAAAAATAGCAAACGAGGTTAAGGACAGATCAGATGCCCGAAACCGTGAGTTACAGATTGCTACCAGCGAATCTGCACCCCTCCTAAACAAGCTAGTGACCCCTGTTTTGGCACTAGGTTCTGTTATCCTCTCCTTTGCCCTGTTTGGTGTTCTCATCTTCATTGATGTCAAACCAGAGGCAAAAGACATTCTCATCTATATCTTAGGCGTTCTCTCAGCCGCTGTTACCCAAATCCTCTCCTACTATTTCGGCAGTAGTTCAGGTCAGGCTGACAAAGAAGAACAACTTAAAGGACTTACCAAATGAAACTATCACGCAATTTTAGCCTCCAAGAGTTAACTAAAAGCGAAACGGCGATCCGCAAGGATATTGATAATACCGCGAGCGAAGAGGTTATTAACAACCTGACAACCCTGTGCAACATGGTTCTGCAAAAGGTGCGTGACTCTCACGGCGCTGTCACCATTACAAGTGGTTATCGCTCGCCAGAGCTAAACAAAGCTATTGGCGGTTCTACTACCAGCGATCACTGTAAGGGGCTGGCAGCCGATTTTGAAGTGGCTGGTCTCGATAATAAAGAACTAGCTAAGTGGATTATTGATAATCTAATTTTCAAACAGCTCATCCTTGAATTCTACGAAGAGGGCGTCCCTAACAGTGGTTGGGTACACTGCTCCTTTGAAGAGGGTGAGAATAATAGTCAGGTGCTACGTGCTGTTAAGGAAGGTAAAAAGACCGTTTACCTAAAAGGCATTGAGTGATCTAAAGATTGAGTTGTTGCCGTGGCAGAAAAAGGTGTGGGCTGACGAGACTCGGTTCCACATCGTTGCGGCAGGTCGCCGGACAGGTAAGAGTCGTTTGGCTGCTTACCGTCTAATCATTGAAGCGCTGCAAAGCGAGAGAGGTCATGTATTCTATGTCGCTCCAACACAAGGTCAGGCTCGTGACATCATGTGGCAAACTATTCTGGAAGTTGGTCACCCTGTCATTACAGGGAGTCATATTAACAATTTGCAGATTAAACTTATCAATGGTGCGACGATTTCTCTAAAGGGTGCTGACCGCCCTGAGACAATGCGAGGTGTTAGCCTAAAGTTCTTGGTCATGGACGAGTACGCTGACATGAAACCAGAAGTGTGGGAACAAATCTTACGTCCTGCACTAGCCGACTTAAAGGGTCGTGCCATGTTTATCGGCACACCAATGGGTCGAAATCACTTCTACGATTTATATCAATATGGGTTAACAGGTGATGATGAGACATTCAAGTCTTTTCACTTTACCTCGTTCGACAACCCGCTACTAGACCCCAAAGAAATTGAAGCCGCTAAAAAGAGCATGTCATCATTCAGCTTCCGGCAGGAATTTATGGCATCCTTTGAAGCTGCCGGAGGTGAGCTGTTTAAGGAAGAGTGGGTTAAGTTCGAAGAAAATGAACCTGATGATGGTGATTTCTACATTGCCATTGACTTGGCAGGTTTTGAAGCCGAAGGTTCTGTTGGTGTTAAAAACACTCGCCTTGATAACACTGCTATGGCTGTGGTGAAAGCCAACGAAAAAGGTTGGTGGGTAGCAGAGATTATTTACGGTAGGTGGGACGTTAAGGAAACAGCTAAGAAAATATTCGATGCTGTTAAAAAGTATGAGCCTGTGGCGGTTGGTATCGAGAAAGGTATCGCTCGACAGGCTGTTATGCCATACCTTGGCGACATTATGAAGAGAACCCAGACATTCTTTAGAGTGGATGAGCTTTCGCATGGTAATAAGAAGAAGACAGATCGAGTTGTCTGGGCGCTCCAAGGGCGTTTTGAGAATGGTTATGTAAAACTTAACAAAGGCGACTGGAACAACGAGTTCTTGGATCAGCTTTTTCAATTTCCAAACAAACTAGTACACGATGACTTACCTGACGCTTTGTCATACATCGAGCAACTTGCAAAAGTTTCTTATGTTTATGACTTTGAAGAAGAAGATCACGAGTATTTAGATGACGTTTCAGGATATTAACAAAAGGATTTATTATGGGAAACACTGTACGTAACAAAATTGAAGCAGAAATTAACAAAAACATGCGTAAACGCTCAGATAGTATGGCATCACCGAAAGAAAAGGAAGTCAGCTCAAAAGCAAAAGAGGAAGCTGTTCGTGATGCTAATAGTCGTGTTCAATATCAGCACGAGCGCGAGGCAGGCGACCCAAATGCTCTGATGTTGTCTTTTGAAGAGTGGAAAAAACTTTAAGGAATCCTCATGTACGATGAAGAAAAATTCAGTGACCAGAAGGTAGAAGCATGGGTCATGGACAAGGTAGACCAATGGCGTGACCATTACAGCGCCAACTACGAACAAAAGTTCGATGAGTACTACCGTCTGTGGCGTGGTCAGTGGGCGGCTGAGGACAGAACACGTGAATCAGAGCGTTCACGCCTTATTTCTCCTGCTTTGCAGCAAGCTGTTGAGAGTTCGGTAGCAGAAGTCGAGGAAGCCACCTTTGGTCGCGGTAAATGGTTCGACATTCGCGATGACCGCAACGATCAAGACCCACGTGATATCGCTTATTTGCGCGAACAACTGTCTGAGGACTTCCAATTTACCAAAACACGTAAGGCTGTTGCTGAGTGTATCCTGAACGCTGCGGTGTTCGGTACAGGTGTTGGTGAAATTGTCCTCGAAGAAGTAAAAGAGATGAAACCAGCGACCCAGCCTATCATGGATGGAGCGTTGAAAGCAGTGGGTGTTAACATCACTGACCGGATCGTTGTTAAACTGCGTCCAATTCTCCCTCAAAACTTCCTGATTGACCCTGTGGCTACATCTATCGATGAAGCTCTTGGTGTTGCAATCGATGAGTTTGTTCCTAAGCACCAAGTAGAGATGGGGATTCAAAATGGTATCTATCGCGATGTTGATATTGAGTGTTCCGATACTGATTCAGACATTGAAGCAGACAAAGACCTTACGTCATTTGATGATGATAAAGTCCGACTGACCAAGTATTACGGTTTAGTTCCTAAACATCTATACAACGACGCCGTTGTAGAAACAGAAGAAGATGAGCTGTCAAAAGAAGTCAAACCAGAAAGCGAAGGCGAAGAAACCGACGAAGAAGGGTACATCGAAGTAATCATGGTTATCGCTAACGGCGAGACTTTGTTGAAAATCGAAGAGAACCCCTACATGATGCAGGATCGCCCTGTTGTGGCTTTCCCTTGGGATGTAGTTCCATCACGTTTCTGGGGTCGTGGTATCTGCGAGAAGGGCTACAACAGCCAGAA